GACAATTGCATTTCATCAACTGATTGACCACCAGTAATTGCATCAGTAGTAACTGCATTTTCAGCATTAATTGCAAACTTTTCAGAGTATGAAAGACCACTTGACATGCCCATACCTGCATACGGATTTAAATTCGTTGCAGGACGAACATCAGTAGGTTTATCATAACCCATCATTTTTGCAATGCGTGCAGCACCACTGAGAACACCAGTTGCTAATTTAGCGTATGGTGCAACAATTGGAACGTTTGAAAGTACTCCAGTAACATTTGAAACTGTTGTTAAAGTTGTAGAAATTGAATTCTTTTCAGCTTTAATATTAGCTTCTTTTGCTACTTTGGCTGGTTTTGAAGCCATGCTTCCTTTTCCACTTTCAAGAATGATGTCTTCATCAAAAAGAAATGAATCACCAGCACTCTCAGTTGTATAAGGGAGTGATAATTCAGCATTGATGAATCGAGCAGTGATAAAAACTTGAGCACTAGCTGCAACACCATTTTGAGCATCTTGCAAAGGATTCAAAACTTGCAACTTAAAAGTTCCCATTTCCCAATCATCATGAACAGGAATATCAATGAAACGTTTTTCGTTAACAAAAACTGAATCCAATGAAGCTGCTTCACTTTCTTCTGCTGAGATTAAAATATGTGGCAAACTAGACACACGAGAAATATCAGCATAAAAAGCTGCTTCATTACGCAAATACTTCTTATTAGGAATCCATGATAAAATCAATTTTCCATAATAAAAAGGGTTTGCAGTAACACGAACAGTAATTCGAACTGCTCCTTTAAAATAACGAAAATCCCGAATTTTGTTTGCTATAAAAGCTTGATTAAACAAAAGATATGGGAAAAACATATCTGCAAGGATTGTTGCAGTTGCTTGAGAACTGTCCCAAGTAAGCCCATCAAAAATTGGAAACTCTCTTTCGATTGTTTTATCCAAATCATAACTGGGCAAGTTTGTTGCAATGTGAGCTTTCTGAATCGTTTCAGAATTCACAGCAGCAGACCCTGCTGGAGCAATATCTGCATATCCTCCAAGTTGAACCTGTTCTGTAACCATAGGTTCTTGGTTTCCTTTAGCATTTGGAAGTGAACCATCTGCATTCGCACTAACAAAATCAGTTTCATAAGTGCGAGAACTAGATTCAAGTTCAATCTCCAAACCAGGGCGTTTAGCCTCACAAGGTACAAGCCCCCACTCTGAGATAAGATCATCAAAGATGGAGCAGGTGCATACATGTTTATTACAGTTGATGCATTTACTGTTCTGAGTTAATTCAGGAAATTTAGTTACAAAGAGTGAGCCCTCCGACAGTAAGTCTTTTCCAGGATTGTACATTCGAATAAAGAAGAAACTCCAAGGTTCATTTAACTTGGAGATAATCTTACTTAAAAAATCATCAGTATCCACCTGTGCGACAGCTTTTAGGTAAAGTCGACTTAGGTCATTATAACCATCTTCACCAAAATGTGCTGCCTCTGCAAAATAAGAACGTGCAGTTTCAACAATTGCAGCTCTTTCATCATTTGCTTCTTTCCACCAATAAGTTGACTCAATGATGGTTCGAGCAGGCAAAGGTGCTAACATTACTCCATTATTTAAAACAAAAGATCTACTAATAAATCTAATTGTTCCTAAAGTATCGTCTCGATCTACTGCATCTTTTGAAAAATGAGTATATTCAAGAGCAAATCTTCTTAAATAATGAGGAGCAAGATCAGAACATCTTAAACCTTTTGTTTTTGTAGTGATAACATTATCATCACCGTATTTTGTTAATTCAAAATCGAGTGGCGCAATCCCAAGATCTTCCACAAGTACTATAAATGTCATTATTACATTAATTAACGAATTAATGATTGAAGTAATCGGATTTCCAGAAGGATTTCCATCACAAACATAGTAGACAATGTTACCTCGAATACGACATGCATGGTAAATATGCTCAAAAAGCAATTCACGTACAAGCGCATTCTCCGGTCCATCATTGTACCAGCGGTTAAT